CAGACAACAAACACAATAGTTGATACGGCTGTGTTCCGCACAAACGGTCAGAGCGTTTCAGAGAACACAACAATAGGGTCAACCAAGAACGCCTTGGCGATTGGCCCTCTAACGATAGGTTCGTCAACCACGATTACGGTTAACGGCAACCTAACAATACTGTGAGGCATAGATGGCTTCGATAATAAATGTAGACCAGATTAGAAATGCGGCGGGTACTAACGGTCTGACGCTAGACGCAAGCACAGGCAAGGCATCGTTTCCGAACGGGGCGACACTGCCAGCGGGTAGTGTGATTCAGGTCACACCTCTGTCAACTTCGACCTCAAACGACAACTATCAGTCAAACTCTTTTGTTAATCTAACGGGCTTGTCTGTGACTATGACACCTCTTTCCGCATCTTCAGACATCTATGTGATTTACAGCTTTATAAACTATCATCTACAAGCCGGTGGTGGCGGGATTCAAGTTATGCAAGATGGTTCTGCTGTGGCAAACCAAGGAAGTAATCCATCTTATGAAAATTACTTAGGTAGCAGTGACCTCTATTCAAGATTACATAAAACAGTTCTAGTCCCAGCCGGAAACACAAGCTCAAGAACATACAGCTTGCAAATCCGTACTTACTCAACGGTTACGGTACAAGCGAACCCCGGAGGAGCGCAATCATTTATGTATGCTTTGGAGGTTGCGCGATGAGCCAGTTATTTGTTGATACAATCACCGAGAAGACCAGCGGTCATGGTGTTAGTATTCCGGGTCATGTAATTCAGGTTGTGCGTAAGGACCCAACTGCTGATTGGTCGGCCACCCGTTGGTCTGGCACGGGTACATCCTACTCCAAGGGATTTATGGAGTTGACCATCACGCCAAAACAAACAAGCAGCCTAATAATTATACGGGCTAACATCATGCAATTCATGGGTTCCGGTGCTTCTTATTTTTATCACACCTTAAAAAGAAACGTGTCGGGTGGTTCGTCAACAGATTTGGGACTGACAGCCAATACAGCAGGATTGGTTTGTAATCAGCTAAATAGCTGGAACACACAAAATATAAATTATGTAGATGCTCCGAACACAACAAGTGCAATCACTTACGAAATTTGGCACAGAAATCACGCCTCTAGTGGGACAAGCTATGTCGGTTGGGTGGCTACATCTGGTAATACGCATAATATGTGTTTCATGGAACTTATGGAGATTGCACAATGACAAGCATCTTGAAAGTCTCCGAAATCCAAGACCCGACTAATGGGAATGCTGCGCTGACTGTTGATACCAGTGGTCGTGTTGCTATGCCTAATATAATTGCTTTTACTGTAGGATATAACACTACCACTGGTGCTTATGTAGCGCCTGTAACTTCATTAGGTCTTACTAGCTGTGTTCCGTTTAATTTTGTAACTCAAGGAGGCACTAATGGAGTTTTTCCTAACTGGAGTAACACAACACACGCTTATACAGTCCCTATCGCAGGGATGTATTTAATATGTATGTCTGGCCTATGGCTAAATGCTGGATCAGGGGATTTAAGGGTAGCTAAAAATCAAAATGTTGTTAGTCAAGCTAGACTTTTTGTCAATAATGAAAGAGGGACCGCAGGCTCTGTTGTTCTTCGTTTAGCAGTAAATGATGTGATTCAAATGTCATCGAATCAAGATTTATATTTAGATTATGATAACGTATATAGTTGGATGTCCATAGCATTTTTAGGATAAGGAGAATAAAATGAGCATATCACAAGCACTAACCGAACTAGGCATCACCGAATGGGTGTTGCGTGGTGAGCCAACAACAGAAGACGAGTTCAACGAGATGTTCCGTAAAGTTACGGGCGCTGATTCCAATGGTTCGGCTATCGAAAGCAGCAGTCCTGATGACTGGGGTACAACTTGGTCAGCGGTCAAAGCAAAGTCTGATGAGCTAAAGGCGGCAGAGCCTATGAAGCTGCTACGCGAAGAGCGTGACCGTTTAATTGCAGAGACAGACTGGTGGGCATCTAGTGACTTAGCTGCTTCAATGAGCGGCGCTCGTACAGCATACCGTCAGGCACTGCGTGACATTACCAAGAGCGCCACAAGCCTTGACGATGTAACTTGGCCTACTAAGCCGGAGTAAGATATGAGCAACGCCCGTAATTTAGCAAACCTACTTGGTACTGGAACGCAGATAACTACTGCCTATATTGCTGATGAGGTGTTTCGAGCGAACAAGAATATTATAAAAAACGGGGCGATGGTTGTTGCACAAAGAGCGACCTCAGTCACAGGTGACACGGCTGGTGGAAGCGTTAAAACTGTTGATAGAATGAACCCAGAAATGAATGCGGCTGGAACTTGGACACAGAGCCAATCAACGGATGTGCCAAGCGGTCAAGGGTTTGTAAATTCATTCAAGTTAGACTGCACGACAGCAGATGCGTCTTTAGCTGCAAATGATTACGTTGCTTTTGGTCATAGAATAGAGGGTCTAGATTTACAGCGTTTGAACTATGGAACATCAGGAGCAAAAAATTCAGTTCTTTCATTTTGGGTAAAAACAAACAAAGTTGGTAATTACGTTGTTGGTATTCAAAATGCTATTACTGGCAGTACGGCTAAAAATTGTTCTTTCCTTTACACAGTATCATCAGCAAATACATGGCAAAAAATTAAATTCTCTGTTCCCGGAGATACAGCAGCAGCATTTGACAATGATGCAAATGCAACAGTTTATATTTATTGGTGGTTAGCTGTTGGCTCAAATTATAACACAGGAACGCTTAGAACTACTTGGACAAACAATGTTAGTGCTGATTTTGCTGCTGGCTTAAATGTTAACCTAGCAGATAGCACAGACAATGAATGGTACATCACGGGCATACAGTGGGAAGAGGGCGATGTAGCCACGCCGTTCGCGTATGAAGAATACTCAACCACGCTACGCAAGTGTAATAGGTATTTCCAAACCGTGTCTGGTAGACTCTGGGGCGGTTATGGTGCAGGAGCCGATTATCTACAGTGGTGGTTTGATGGTGAAATGAGAACGGCTCCAACCGTTACAGGCACGACAGGAACTGTGGATGTAAACACCTCAAGCCATGGCAATTATAGAAGAGTGCATCAAGTATATAATCCATCTCCTAGCAGCTACGCCCAATATGCAGCAACAGCAACAGCAGATGCGGAGTTATAAATGAATATTACTAGCGCAAAATATACAAAGGGCAGAGAGGGTAGTATCTGCAACGTAAGATGCATCATCGATGACATTGTTCACCAAGTCCCAATGGTTGAGGATAATCGCCACTACGCAGAAATCCTGCGCCAAGTAGCGGCTGGCGAACTAACTATAGCAGATGCTGACTGATGTTTGGTGAGTTGGCATTATCCGAAAGGGCTATAGCGGATCAAGGTATTCTAGCCTTTGGTTCTGCAACTGCTGATGCCAACTTCACCGTAGACGGCGCACCTATGTTTATAGCAAGCGCCTCCGAAGAGATGTCCGCAATTGGTGTTAAAGTTTCAATTGGCGTTGGTGTGCTTGCAGGTATCTTCGAGGCTTCTGCTCAGTTCTTACAAAGCACAGAGCTTACCCGCTTTGGAACAGTCATTGCGGAGATGGATTTTAGCACTGTGCAAACTGCAAACGGTACGTTTGTGGCTTCAGCTATCTCCGATCAAGACGCTGCCTTTATACAAAGCACAAACTCGGTTATGACTTTAAGTGGAGTCTCTGAGCAGAGTGCTAACTTCACACAGACATCTGCGGCAAATCTGTTATACTCTGCCTCGCAAGAAATGACGGCGGAGTTTATCCAGTCGGTCGCGCCTACATTTATAACAAACTCTCCGTTGAGTATTGAGTCTGTCTTTATACAGACTTCTCTAGGAACCAAAGTTATCCTTATGGATGAACTGCAAATTAATGCAGTGTTCATTGTGTCAGCCGAAGGTAGGTTCTATTGGGAGCGTATAGATGCAGACACCCCATCCGAAAACTGGGTGCAAGTTGTCCCAAGTGGTGGAACATGGACAGAAATCAATGCGGGTGCTACAATAGCAACGTGGACAAATAAGGTGGTATAAATGGCAAGTACATATACTTCAAATGTTGGAATTGAAAAACCCGGCTCCGGCGAACAGGCAGGCACTTGGGGGACAACAACTAATTCCAACTTTGACATAATTGATCAGGCGCTTCACGGCCAGGCGCAGATAACTATTTCAGGTAGTCAGGATCTGACTACCAACGATGGATCTACTAGCGATGGCGCGAACACCGTTCTTGTTCTTACCGGATCTCCGGGTTCTACTTTTGAGCTAAGAGTCACCCCAACAGATCAAGAAAAATTCTATACTATCAGAAACGATACAAACGCTGCATGTCGCGTTATATACA